GAACGAGTCCCACACACCCTGCTTCTCTGCAGTGGGCATCGCCTGACCTTGTGCAGCCGACTGGGAACCGAAGTAGTTGTCTTCGATGTACCGATCGATCTGTTCATCGGACCAGTCGTCGCCAAACTGAAGGTTTCCTTGGCCTTCAACCGCAATGATCTTGGGCATGAGTGTGTGGGTCTTTTACTGCTCTGATTGATAGATACCGGCAACTCAACTTCAAACCTGCAGTTTACTCGTTCGGCGGCCAGTTTCCGGTGGCAGGTTGCTGAACAGGTCTTTGAATACCACGCCCACGAGGGTTGAATACACGACCCGGAGCGGCATTGGTGGGAGCAGCGGTTGGGGCAGACAAACCACGGCCTTGAGGTTGACGACCTTGAGGCACATCGTATCGGTCGTCGCGCAGGATATCGTTAACTCCAGGGCGAGGACCAAAACGTGCGTCTACAAGCCGCCTTGAGACAGTACCAAGAGCCTCGTCGTATGCTTGAGATTCAGGAACGCCAAGAGTCTTAAGGCGGTTCATCTCGGTCTCAATTTGCTGTGTTCTGTTATCGTCAGACTCTAAAGCGCCTCCAAGTGAGAAGAATCCGGTTGTCTGGTCCTCAAAGTTCCTATTCAACTGATCCATCGTAGCACCATAAGCACTACGGCGTTGATTTTCCAACTCCTGCTCATTGGACATCCGCATGAGGCGCATGTTCTCACTGCCTGGATTGGTGGCAGCACGGTATTGTTGCAGCCCCTCAAGCCCGCCTTGATCAAATGCAAGTTGCTCGCCGCGTTGCAGCTTGTTGTACGGTAGAGATGCGGCCTCAAGACGGTTCGATGAATCGAACATGCTTGCCCCAGCTTGGATGCCAGTGCTTCGGACACCAGCCTCAGCGCCGTACTCCATGGCCTGAGCTTGTCGTCCGACATTCTTCTCGGAGGTCGCGAATCCCTGCATTCCAAGACGTTCACCAGAAGCGATGCGATTGGCTTCGTTCTGAGTAAGTCCAGTCCGATACGCACCCATGTTCTGAGTGTCCAGCAGACGGGTCGCGGCGTCACTCTTACCGATGTCCACCTGACCTACGCGATATTGGTTCAGGCCGCGCATGCCTTCTCGGCCAGTCTCGCCCTCATACCGGCGAGTACGGGCGTCTTCCATGCCGATATCCACCTGACCACGTCGGTAGTCATTGAGGCCGGACACGTTCATTCGGCTGATCCCCAACTCCTCCATTCCTCGACGGTCAAGGGCTTCACCCTCGCGGCGGCGTAGGTTGGTGTTGGACGCCTGATTGAGGAAGTTGCGATACGAGTTCGCCTCAGCCTGTTGAGCGCCCTGCTGAGCGATCTTGTTGGCCATCAGCGAGTCCAGCGTTGATCCGTAAGCGTCTGCCATAAAAGTGTTTGTTCTGGTTGTTGTTCAGGGTTGATCAGTAGGGGCGGCCGTACATCGGCATGCCGTACATCATCGGATTACCGTAACCATAGGCTGGCTGCGGGTATCCATAGGCTGGCATTGGAGTAGGAGCCTGCTGCTGCTGGCGACCACCTCCACCAACACCAAGACCTCCCATCAAGCCACCAAGCATTCCACCACTGCCGAGCATTCCGCCGCTGTAGAGGCTCATGCCGGTATCGATGGCGCTGTTTACACTGGAGTCAACCGCCTCACCCAGCTTAGCCCACTTGTTCTTCTTCTCTTGGAAGCCAGCGAAGTTCGCGTTGTTCACGTCGGACAGCCCGCTCAGCTGACCAATCTCAGCCTGACGAGCCTGCTGACGAGCCTGCAGCGGATTGAGTTCCATCTGGGCCACATTCATCGGCAGCTGGTTGCGGTACTGCATCAGCCCCATCTGCTGGCCGACGTTGGCTCCGCGCTCAGCGCCTGCACCGGACGCAGCTTGGTTGAGGCCACCGAAAATCTGCTGGGCAATGGGAGCGCCAAACGCACCGAGGTAACCGGAACGCTGCTTGTCCATGTAGGTGCCAGATGCCTTGCCAGCATAGCCAAGTCGCGACGCGGCCATCTTGTCTGACTTGGACATGCCACCGCCAAGCTGACCCAGGAAACCCTGCAGCGCACTGAGATCGCCTTCACGAGCCCGCTCACGATCGCCCATGAAACTGGCATTGCGGAGCCCACCAAGCATTTGGTTGGTCTCGCCCTCGGTCTGCCTATTGAGACGGCCAACTTCTCCGATCGCGGTGCGGTTCGCGGCAGTGTAGTTGCCGAGCGCGGTGTCGGCCTCCTGACGGTACTTGTCGGTTCCGCCAATAGACGTGTTGATCTGATCTTGGAGCTCCTGGCTCTTGTTCATCCGCTCCATCTTGGAGCCAGCGAATGCACCAATGATTCCACCGAGATTTGAAATACCCATAGCGAGTCCTGTTCTTTGAATTAGTGAACCGCCGAAGCGGCTGTGTTGCTAGAAATAGTCTCCGTGCGACGACCTCATCGAGACACTCATCTCATTGAGGCTACTGGACCCACCGATTACCGGGTTCCTTGAATCGTTTGCTATCATCAATCGGAAACCTACCTGCGACCCGGTTCTAAAGAACTGATACGTCGCAAGTCGATTCGGCCTGATGTTATTAGATGCCATCTGGCCCTCAGTCTCCGACGACAACCTGTCGATCTTTCGAGGGTTCGATGGCTGCCAGATCAATCGGTGAGGCTGAGATCCATACCCGATGTCAACGTGCAGGTACGCAGCATTGATGTCGGGAACGTCTGGGGCGTCGTACTCAACAGCGATCCGAGAGATCGTCTTATTGTTCGGAGTTCCCATGTCTTGAGAGTCTGTCTGAAGCAGGGTCGTGTACCCGAAATCACCGTAGCTCACCACCGTGGTTGGGTGATTAGTCGTTGTCCACGGCATTCCTGACCGCTGGTTCTGATCCGTAGTGCAGTAGGTGCGGGCGTAGACATCTGGCGTGTATTCCTTCAGACACTTGTCCTGAGAAGAGGCCATAACGAACTTGTAGCCGTTTCCACACGGCGTGCAGTCGGGCTCAAGGCTTGGATTCGCCTCTATCTTTGCGCACAGAGAGTTGGTTGGGCTTGGCGCGAGTCGATAATCTTCTGTGGAATTGCGAATGCAGGTCAGGTTTGCATCAGGAACAAACGTGATTGGCAGGGGGTTGCCCTCTCCGGGAAGAGGCTCTGGCAAACACGCGCCAATGTCGGCCAGCCAGCGACGCACGTTGGACTGGTAGCTTGGGAGGTGGGAAACAAACGAGGTAAACCCAGACTCAACCAAGCATGCCTTGCCGATATCCATCTGGAGCACCAGAGACTTGGACGGAACAGTCTCGGCATCAGGAGCCCACGAGAACCACACCATACGCTCAGCCTCGTCGTAGCCGCCAACCAGCAAGTGGCACGCGCCTCGATTGATTGGTCCAAAAGCAGGGAAAGATGAGATGGTTACACCACTCAGATAGTCGGAACTGACGCCGTTGTAGATCGCGCCGCACGCACGGTACAACCAGTCGAGGATTCGCGGGCTACGATCGAACTCTCCAATGACGTAGAGCGTGTCTTCGCCACCGTAGACGTGAAGCTCTCCAAGATTCACAAGGCTGTTCTCGAATCGAAGCACCTGAGGGCCACGATAAACCTCGCGGAAATTGAACACCTCATCGCCGCCAACAAGATCCACGTTGTAGATGGCCTTGTCGGTGTAGACGCGGAACTGCGCCCCAAGAGGAGCCATGGCAAGCACCCGCTCGTCCTCACCGAGGTCGATGTAGCCGGCAAGAGACTCTGGCCCCGGCACAAAACTCAGCGGATCGTTGAAGTCAGACCAGAAAATGCGGTTCTGGTAGACCGCGCCCTCGCTGATGACGTTGCCGACGAATACAAACCCACGCCATGCCCCAATGGATCGCACCGTGGTGATATCCATGGCAACAAAGTCGTCCAAAAGCTCAGCAGAGTAGCCAGTAGTCGGATCAGACGGCTTCTCCCATGACCACCAGTAGGGTTGATCCATGCCGTTCGTGAAAATGGTGATCCCACCCATCTGGGCATGCTTCCAGCGGGTCTCAGGAACACCAACCGCAGGCACTTCTCCGCCAAGACCTCCGATCAAGAGACGCCAGTTGCCATCAAGACCGGTGTTCGAGTAAAGGCGAGAGCGAGTCCCGGCCAAGAGACGAGTATCTCCGCTTTCACCGCGCATGTGGGCTAGAAAAGTGATGTACTCAGGTGAGCTCATTCACAGATAATTTGGGTGTTAGTAGGCGGGAGCAGGCTGTTGTCCTGAACAGTCGGATTCCAGACCATCAGTTTGTCTGAAACACCAGTGTCGCTAAATCCGACCGCGTCATTCGGAGCACACCCATACGCGAATATGTTCTGGTTAGCTGCAGCGGTTGTGTTTGAGTACATTCTGAGGATTTGAACTCCTCCAGCCAGAGTAGAGGTGTACTGCAGATCAACGTAACCGTCTGTGGTTGGCGTAACTGGCTCAGTAGTGCGAACGGTTACGCGCCACAGATATCCAATCCACGGAACAAACGCATGTGTACTTGGGTTTACAACAGAAATGGTCGGAAGATTGGAAATTATCGGGCTGTATGCGTAAACAGTGCCGCCATTGATTGAAACAGTGGCAGTTGTAGCTACAACCGTTCCTGGGTTTTGCACCACTACAGATGCACCAACCACAGAAATCACTGCCGTTCCGCTGATCACCGTTGGCGAGACAGAGTTTGTCAGCAGCTGATCATGCAGATCCTCGTTTCCAGCAGGAGTAGTCGATAGAGCAAGCGGTCTCCAGCCGCCAAGCCTCTTCATGCGGCCTTCTCGATCGCTGATAGCATTGACGACAAGGCGGAAGTACCCCTCGCTGGTCTTTCCAGCAGGGGATCGCAGGTCCAGCGAGACAGCGTTCAGCTGAATACCGGTCTCTCTGACGCTTCCAAGTCGCTTCATACAGTTCGAGTGGTGCGCATGATGAACCAGATAGCCATCGACGGCTGAACAACGGAAACGCCTTCAGAAGGAGCGGTGGATTCACCGTCAGCAATGAGCCCAGTGGTGGCCGCATTGCCGCTGTTCGAGAAGTTGCCGTTGCCAGACAGGCTTCCATCACCCTGAAGCGTGTTGTAATGGTAGTTTCCAGCCAATGTCCACTGACGCATTATAAAGTCGAAGTCATTGTTTCCAGAGTCGATTGAACCACCTCCAGAGCGGAGTCCAATACCATGGAAATGTGGCTGAACAGGAACCTGATTTGACGCGAGAGTGACCTTCTCAGAGCCGAAAATATCTCCGTTGTTGCGTTGAGTTAGAGAAGTGCCAGCGCCAGCACCAGAAATGACGCGACCACGCAGATCAGGAGTCCCGTTGGTTCCGTCGCAGAGCCTCCAGAACGCAAGTCCAGTGTCTCCAGTCGGTTTGTTGAGCGCCTCGACAGCGGTTTTAACAGCAGCCTCCGTGTCCGACATGTAAAACGGCATGATGACATTAGGAGGAGGCAAGAACATCGACTTGAAGTCGGAAGTCGCATTGCCTGCACCATCAAAAGCCCAGTCGAACCACAGCTTCATCTTGGACGACAGCGCCAGAAGGTTGGTGATCCGGTTGCAAAAGCTCTCTCCAAGCGTCGCTACGGTGAAACTGCTGCCTGTGATCGGCGAACTCATGGTTGCTTTGGTACTCGGCACACCTGTAGCCAGCAAGTGGGAGTCGCATGCAACGAAAAACCCACCCCCTTTCGAGGGTGGGCTGCGTCGGTTATGGTTTGGTTTGGTTAGGCGGGAATCTCAACACCCTCAACCGGAGTGGGGGTGCTCGGGCTCAACGAAGACAGGAGTCGATCGAAACCCATGATAGCGCCCTTGGAGGCGACCAGGTTCTGTTGAGACTGGTTCAGCTGCTGGGTCAGGATGTTGATGTTCTGCTCAAGCTGTTGAATGTTGCTCAGAACAAGATCCCGCTCAGTGTTGATCTTCGAGACGATATCGGTGGTATCAGCCATGCGGTTTTAGGTGTACAACACCGGAATCTCGGTGTCAAGCGGTCGGGAGCGGGAGAAGCGTAAGCCCCAGCTTCTCGGCCGCCTTCTCGTAGAGGTAGTTGTCGTCAGCACCCCACGCGGTGTAGTCGTCACCGGAAAGGGTGATGCTTCCGCTCATCAAGGTCGAACCCCAGATCGGAGGCAAAACCTGACCGTCCGGAAGGGGCGGGATTTCGGTGACCTGTCGAACCTCGTACTGAGCTGTGCAAGACTGAAACAGCTGCACGTTCACGTACGTGATCGAGATTGCGTTGGCGGTTTTATCCAACACGGGAGCCGGTTGGATCTGGCGGTAGTTCGGTTGCATATTGTTACAAGTTTCTTAGCACTTCGGGAATGAATGCGTTCAGCTTCTCCGGTGTATCGTACTCCGAGAGATCGATCAACGTCACGTCGCGTAACGCTCGTTTCTTGGCAGCAATGGAGGTTGTGGTTGCGGTATCACCATCCTCAATAGCTCGCATGAACTGCACGTCGAGAGCTTCAAGCAGTGGCTTTCGGAGCACACGGAACTGCTTTCGCTTGAGCTCATCGGCAGCAGGCTTGTTCCAGATTACCGCACCACTGGCTGTCAACCTCCACGCCTCGAAGAAGAGGTTCATTCCGCTGAGGCTTGCCGAGTCCACGATGAACGACGGTCTCACCGATCCATCTGGAATGGCAGGAACGTCCTTCTGCTGTATCAGCGCAGCGATTTGGGATTCCTGCTCTGCGTTGATGTTCGGCGGGTAGCATGGAGTTGTCACGCTGACCCACCCATCGTCGTTGGTATAGATGATTACTTTCATTATGCGGCTATGAAGGCGACGCCAACTGAAATGGAATCGTAAAGCGCGACGCCAGCAGGATATTCGCAGACAACGCGGCAGCTGCCAGACGCTTTTGCGCCGCTTCTGCGAGGCACAGCAACCATTACGTTGTAGTTGCTTGAGCCAGGGCTTGGTGTGTCAAGCTGTGCTGTACCTGCAACAACGTAGTTTGCGTTGGCCAATGCGCTAGAGAAGTTGACGGTGTAGTCGCCAGTTCCGTTCTTGGTTATGCTTGAGACGTTGAAGCTCGCATTGGGGCTCTGCGAGCTCGCAAAGTTGCCATTGAAGTCGCACCACGCCACGACGCGGCCACCGATCGTTGTTGTCAGATTTCCTGCACCGCGACCAAGTGTAAGCGTGCCAGCTGAGATGCTGACCGATGTGGTGTCACGGTTCTCGTAGTAGCTCGCGGCCTGTCCATTGAGTTGAGCGGACGAGCCAGTACACGCAGCCGCTGAAGCAACGCTGAAGTTGGACGGGTTCCAGACGTAAATGTTTACGCCGTCGTTCGATCCCCAGAGCCACGTCGGCTGACCACCCTGTCCAGACCAGTTGAAGGTCATCGCCGATCCGTTGCCGCCACCCTGAGAGAGAGTGCTCGCCTTGGTTGCAAGAGTGGCAGAAGCGGCATTACCGGAGCATGAAGCCGATGAGCCATTGATGTTCAT